GAGTTAATGGATGAAACCAAAGTACTCCGGTCTAATCTAAAAGCGGAGGATAGCAGGTCCTGGTTCGAACTGATCCCGGATTACCTTAGATGCCTGACAGTACCGTCATTATTATGGCACAAAATACGTTGTCAGGAGATCCGTCTCCCAGAGACGGGTCCAGTAAGTCACGATTACGACTTATCATCTTGGTACCCCAAGAACAGACGACCGTTAGATGGCTGGATACCACGGGGAGCAGATGAGCGAATAGACCTCTATCACAAGAGATGCGTTGCATCTCTTGAGGCAACCTTATTGTTTCGGTATGCCTGGGCCGGTACCACAATGTTGGTACGGTCCGGTAGAGCGCTCAACTGGGTAAAGACCATTCTCCAAACCTACGTGCACTTATGGCAACATAATGGCTTGGAGTCTGCCTCTGCCGTTTTTGCAGAGGCACGGCGGTGTGTGTTTAAACATGCCGCCGGGACCCCAGAACGGGTGTCGCTTAAGACATCCCTATCCGTAGGTCTCGTGAAAGGTCTCCCTACCATTCTTCCTCGTGGATTAAGACGCTATATTATGCTGGAAAACAGTGTAACTGCTTACCGCGTAGCAATCTTTGCTCTGAGTGTTTGTGATCTGGTGCTATATGATTCCCCTCCAAAATTTAGCACAATAACAGATCCATACACAGGCCCACAGCCGTTAGACTGTGGCGGTTTCATTACCGAATGGCGGAATACCGCCATGGCCTTCCGAAGTAAGTATGGGGCTCTCGACTTACCTAGGTTCAGAGGCCTCCACCTGACCACTAAAGCCGGGCCATTTGGCCGGGCGCTAGCGTCGGCACCGCTGGATGCCGTAGCTCTCGAGTCTTCGCCGATTTATTTGGCTTGGACTTCGTTAGCCACGGATTTTGGGGCTCATTTACTCATCCAGCAGGTGACCTGGATAGCATGGCTAAGCCGTGCTATTTTCCAATACATACCGGCATACCTCGAAGAATGGATTCTTCGGGTCCGGGACCCTCGCTCGCTTGCGAGAGAGTGGCCGTACTTGGGACTATTGCTTTCCCAAGGCCGTTTGCGACGTTCGTTACCAGTCCTACCTGTCTCTAGACGACTAGGGACCTACCCTACGGGGAAGGTCGCTACGAAGCTCGAGCCACGAGGAAAGGTGCGAATATTCGCAATTCCCGGGTATTGGATCCAGGCAGTATTACGCCCTTTACACGATAGTGTATTTAAGTATCTCAAAGAGTTACCACGGGATAATACTTTCGACCAACTAGCGGGCGTGGACAGGGTTATGGCATCCAAGAGCCAAAAGATATGGTCGTACGACTTATCGGCAGCTACGGATAGATTTCCGTTGCTACTTCAACAAGTAGTACTTGAGGAGTTAATAGGTTGCCAAAAATTCGAAGCAGTAAGGATAGCGTCCAATTGGGCGGAGATACTCCGCGGCACTGAATTCTATGTGCCAAAATTAAAACGGACTATCACTTATTGCGTCGGGCAACCTATGGGTTCCTACTCCTCATGGGCAGTCTTTACCCTGAGCCACCATATTTTAGTTCTAATGGCAGCCCGTCGAGCGGGAATTCCTCGTAATGAGGAGTTCCTGTCTTACGAGATCCTAGGGGATGACATCGTCTTTTATGGCGACGATCCCCGAGTGGGTCTGGTAGCTGAGGCGTATCGATATCTTTGTGATTCGATAGGGGTGACGGTCAATCCCAACAAAGGGGTTGTCTCGTCGAACGGGACCTTCGAGTTTGCGAAACGCTTTGTCCAGAATGGACATACTCTAACCACGTTAAAATGGAAAGAGCTTGCGTCATGCTACTCTAATGCTTCGTTCTTAGCCCTCGTGAAACGGTTTAAACGTATAACCGGTCACGTACCTCACCTTCGGTGCTGCTTGGAGATTTACTACGCATTAGTAAAGGGGTTTCCATGCCCTAAACCGTTGCATCGTCTCTCTGACCAAGCCTTCGAGAACTTATGTTCTCGGCATGCGGTCTTTGGGGCGATCATCGTGCTTTTGACGGGCCCTACGGGCCCGTACATGTCAACC